GAGGTCTGCGTCCCTGAGGTCTGCGTCCCTGAGGTATGCGCCCCTGAGGTCTGCGTCCCTGAGGTATGCGCCCCCGAGGTATGCGCCCCCGAGGTATGCGTCCCTGAGGTCTGCGTCCCTGAGGTATGCGTCCCTGAGGTCTGCGTCCCTGAGGTCTGCGTCCCTGAGGTATGCGCCCCTGAGGTCTGCGCCCCTGAGGTCTGCTATTGACCTTACAGCCGCCTCGACACAGAGTTTCAATGATTCCGTTTCGAGTGAAAAAAGGACTCTGCCCGTGATTCGGTGCTTAATCTCGATTTTCATCTCCCCTCCTTACTCATCGCATCCTCCACCGCGTAGATGTTCCTGAGCCGCAGGGCCTCGGCCTCCAACTGGGCCTTGTGACGGCGGCAGATCGTGTGCGTCTCGCCCTCTTGAGGCCTGAGGTTCATTTCGCGCTGGCACCAACTACAGATAGAGCGGAGGTCGTTCATGGCCTCTTCCCCTCTCGTAATTCGATGTTGAGCCTCTTTCCCCACTTCTTTGCCTGCTTCAGCGCGTCGGCCTGGGTAGGGTATCCGGTACCGTCCTCGATCCACGGGGCATCTTCTCCATCGAGGTAGATGCACCAGTCGTAGACAGCACCGTCATCCATGATTGACTGTTTTTCCTCGATGTCGAGCGTGCCCTTCAGCTTCACGACTTCCCCCTTTCTTCCATCTCTTCCAGGCAGTCCCGCAGGGCGTGGTACCGTCCCTCTGCGTAGGCGCGGGAGTCGTAGTCAGCGGGGAACACGCTCATGTCCGCCGCGCGTTCCTGCGCCACCGCCATGCGCTCCCTGACAATCGCAAGCGCCGTGGTCCAGGCCAAGCTCTCATAGGGGCTTGGCTCAATCGAGCGAAGGGCGCGATGCTCGGCCTCCGTGACGCTTCCCGTCCTCATGCAGACGCGCTGTGCGAAATCGGCCATGTTGATCGGCTTCATACAGTCCTTCGTGTGGTTCATCCCCCTACCGTCCTTTCCCTGACCGGAATGGCGGCTCGGTCAAGGAGTTGTGCGCCGCCCCGCAACTGTTCTCATGCCCTAACTGCCCGTTCCCAATGGAAGCGGGTTGAGGGCTATCTGCTGGTTGTTGCCTGTCCGCATTGGGTGTCGGGAGTCAACGCGGCAAGGCCGCGAGGCTCACGGAATCCATGTTCGGCGTTCGGGGCTACTTGCGGACGATCCGGCGTGTCCAGCCACTTCTCCTGCGCGGCCTTCTCATCCCGCACGTAGTCGCCAAACGCATTAATCATCCTCTCCTTGTCGGTGAAAACAACCGTCTGGCAGCCTACCGTTGCAATCCAACCCTGATTCACTTTCCTGATCGTGATGTCGTGCATTTCTCACCTCCTGTTGTTGGGGGAGGGCGCGCGCCCTCCCCGTTTCCTGGTCCGTTCGCCCCTGCCTCCGTATCTCCTTGCCAGCCATCCGTCCGTTATCGCTAGGCCAGTCTGATTCCCGAGAGGGGGGGGGCTGAAAAGAACATCGTTGACGGCCCGATTATATGCATAGCTGCATATACGTTGTCAAGAAAAAAATGCGTACATGCATATTTTCGTTCAAAGGGAAAATTTCTGAAGGGGGAGATAGTAGATTTTTGTAAAGTGATGTGGGGATTTGGCCGAAAACGATATGGGAAATTTTTCTTTAGGCGGTGCGCTTACTGTCTTTCCAGAGTTTTTCTTTCTGAAAGTGAAAAAGAGAGTCGTCCAGTTCTTTCGACGTCATGTCGTGCAACATCAGGTAAATCTTTGCCTTTTTCTCGTCTTTGCAAATGAAGTATTCGGCAGGGACATCGAAGTAGGAAGCCACCTTTTCGATGCTCTCAAGCTCCGGCTTCGTGACTGCGTTCAGCCACCGGTTGATTGTTGACTGAGCAACGCCGGTCTTTTTCCCCAGCGCCGTAGCGTTCAGGGAATCGCGGTTCATCAACTCTACCAATCTACGAGCCATCGCTTCCATACATGCATAATAGCATTAGTTATTTTGCACCGGTGGATTGTGTGGAAAAAACATTTGACAGAATCTATGCATCCATGCATATAATGGCCCCGCTATGAGAACAAAACTAATGCGAAAACTGAATAGAGACATCAGCCGGACATCCATTTATCGGGTGTCAAAACAGATCGGACTCCAATACACGACCCTGTTCCGCATTGTTAGGGGGCGGACATCCGGGTCGATCCCGACGTGGGAGAAGATCGCCCAATTTTACGGACACAAGTAGAGAGAGACAATCCGCCGCTTGGGGAAGCGGCACATGGGGCGGAGGTAGCATGGCGAGACCGAAAAACGGAGTAGCGAAGGAAGTCGTTTCGTGGAGTGCGGAGTGTGAACTTTTAGAGGCTGTGGACGAGTTGCGTTCCCGGCGCTTCCCTGTGCCCGACCGTTCGGCCATGATCTCGGAGCTTGTCTATTTTGCTCTCTATGGCCTGCGTGGGAACAAGCCTACGGGAAACGGCGAAGAGTAGCAAAGGAAAGAAATTATAATTTAATAAATAACCCGCCAGACCGCACCAGGAGCCTGTTTCATGCTGTCAGACATCAGAAACGAAGAGTGTCCGAAGTGCCACGAGAAAGGCGCACTGTTTGTCTGTTCCATGGGCTCGGTCAACTGCTCAAACTGCTGTGAGTACATCCGGCCATTGACGGCAGACGAATGGGATGAACGGCAGGAAGCCATCAAGGCGATCATGCCGAAGCTCACCAACCGAACCCCCCTTGCAGAGTCCCTCCACACAATCCGCTGCACAGCACAGATCACGCTCAGGGAGATGTCGAAAGCCATCGGCGTCGATGTCTCGGTGATCAGCGGGTGGGAGCACGGCAGGACGGAGCCGGACATTCGGCAGATTGAGGCTTACCTGAAAGCCTGCGTTCAGAAATCAAAGATTGAGTAGGTGAACGCATGACCAGCATCGACCTCCCCATCTACAAGCACCCCATCCGGCCCGGGACGGACGAGGCGAAAATCCGGGCCTGGAAGCGGCGGCACCGCATGATCGAGTGCGAACCCTACGCATGCACCATGACGGTCAAGGCATGCAAGGCACGGCACGCGCGGGCGATGAAAGCCAAAAAAACAACCAAGCTCGGCACCATGCCCATTCTATCCGACGAGTGGCTGGCGCTGGCAAAGTGCAGGAAGTGCGAGGTACTGCCATGATTGACCTCTCCACTATGAACATCATCCTGATCGTGTGGACCCTAGCAATGTTTATCGTCTGGTCCTGGCTCTCAGTGGCCTCCGACGCCGACGACGAGGCCGAGAAGATGGGGAGGATCAGGAGGGTAAAATGAACCTTACCACGATCCGTAAAGCAAAGCGCGAGGCCGAGGAATTCGTCAGGCGGGCAAAGGTCGTCCTTGATGTGACGGACCCCTCGGAACCGGCGAGAAGTGCATGGATGTTCGGCACGCCCGACACAGCTGCCCTGCGCCGGCAGTCGATGGAGTTGACCAGGGCCCTGGCCGAGATGAGGAAGGCATGAGCATGGAAATAATCATTCCCGGTATTCCCGTCAGTAAAAAGCGGCCGCGTTTTTTCGTGCGGGGCAAGCACGTCGGGGCCTACAATCCCCAGGAGTCCGAGGAATCAAAAACCATGTGGCACATCGCCAAAGCCATGAACGGGCAGAAGCCGTGCGCTAATGCCGTGGCCCTCGACATGACCTTTTACATGCCTATCCCGGCCTCTCTGTCGCAGAAGAAGCGTGAGGCCCTGCTGATTATCCCCCTGCACACAAAAAAGCCCGACATCGACAACCTCATCAAACACGTTTTGGACTCGGCCAACGGGATTTTATTCGAGGATGACCGGCAGATTTGCGAGATCACGGCCCGAAAACGATACGGGGCCGAGGCGAAAACCATCGTGAAGGTGAGCACATGACCCGATCACAGAAAGCGATCGACCGCGAGCGGATGATTCAGTCTTTTGCTGAGGCGTTCCGCAAGGAACTGGCGAAGGACATCGGTTTCGACATCCGGGCCCGGATCGACCGGGAGAAGCGGGCCGAGATCCGCGGCGCCATGCTCGCCGCCGAAAGGCAGGTTTACGGGGAGATGAGAAAATGAAACGCAAGCGGACACCGCCACCGTGCCGGATGTGCTGGAACGCTCCGTGTGCCCCAAAGTCTCAAATGTGCCAGTCCTGCATTGACGAGGGCGAGAGGGATCAGGCCGAAATATCGCGGCTTATTTCCGATGGCCACACACACCATTGCGCCTGTCGCCAGGTATGGGGCGACGGGGAATGCGAGTGCGAGAAAAAGGGCATCATCCCGGGTGGCATCTCAAGGGCAATCGAGCATGTGATGGGGCACCTCGACCACCCCGGCGGACCCCTGGACCGATCGGACGTGGAGGTAGAGGACGGCAACAAGGGGCACGCCTTCGACGAGATGTGGGGAGTAACGAAACGCGGCTAGGGTAGCAACCGAAAGCCCCGGATCCTGACCGGGGCCCGCCGCTAAAATTTTCAGGGAGCCCGCAGGGGGTTCGAGAAGATCATGGCACGAGACGAACAATACAGGCTGTTATGGTCTAGCATCAGCACATCGCGGAAGATTCGCTGCGTTCGGGGTGACAAATGGTTTCGGGTTGGTTGTCATCTGGTTTACAGTTGGTTGATACCGTGGACCGACGACGACGGCAGACTGCGCGGTGAACCCCTCTGGATACTGGCAAACATCCTCCCAAATGAGGGACTGACGGTAGACGAGATTGGCTCCATGCTTTTCGAGCTTGGAAAGGTCGGCCTGATCCAGTGGTACGAGGTAGACGGAGAGCGTTTTATTCAGGTCATCGACAATGAGAATCATCAGCTAATTAGAAAAGACCGTTACAAAGCAAGCACTTATCCGGAGTGCAACGGAAACGCAACCATTTGTCAACCAAGTGACAACCAAGTGACGGACGAATCGCGGCAAAACCGCAACCCCTTACCAACACCATCCCCAGTACCATCACCATCACCATCACCAACACACAGTCCGCCGCGCCGCCGCGCCGCGGACGCGCAACCAAACCCCCTGTTCGAAAAATTCTGGACCGCGTACCCGAAAAAGAAATCCAGGGGCCAAGCAGAAAAAGCGTTCTCGAAAATCAATCCCGACGAGCAGCTCTTAGCGGCAATGATCGCCAAAATAGGGCAGGCCAAGACATCGGACGAGTGGACTAGAGAAGGCGGAAGGTACATCCCGCACCCAGCAACATGGCTCAACGCCAAAGGCTGGGAAGACGAGATCATTACGGAGGCCGACTCTGACGAGCAACGCCTGAGACGCCTGGCCGAGCGGAAAATGAGGGAGGAGAATCAATGACCTGGATCGAGTTCACCGAAACCATCCGCACCGTATGCACCTACTACGAGCGCAAGATCCCCAACGACAACGCCCTCGAGCTATGGCATGAGCGGGTGAAGACGATCCCCAGGGAATCCCTGGATTGGATCAAGCGGAAAATATTCGAGGAAAACGATACTTTCCCGAAGAACCTGCCGACCGTCATGTGGAGTTTGTACAACGCATGGTTGACGGCGCACCCGGAGAAGCGGGCCCGAAAGGAATCCGTCGACTGCCCGGACTGCGAAAGCGGATGGCTCATCCTGGAAAAAGACCAGGACCCGTACAGGACCCCGATATCCGCGACGGCCCCATGCGGGCGGTGCCGTCAGCTCAGGATGCCCAAGTACCTGCGGCTTGAGGATGCCATGCTCGCAGGATTCCGGAGAAAAAACCTCACCACGGAATATGCCGTCAGGAGAAGGCCCGTCCGCGAACTCGCGGCCAGCATCGGACGCAATGTCCCGCAGGTGAATACTGTGGCGCAGGAGGACTGACAGCCATGCAAAGGGGTGCCAACCATGAAAGACGCAGCAAGAAAAATCCTGACCGCCGTGGTCCTGGCAACGTGCCTGATCCTCGTCGCCGTGACGGTTCAGACCTGCCGGGAGCTCAGAAACATGCAGTGGTCCATGGAGCAGCTCGAGCAAAGAGTCGTAATGCAGATCCAGCAAGAGCGCGAACACCAGGCCGGCATCAATCTCGTCCTGGCGCGGGAAATCGACAAGACAAACGCTCGGATCTCGAGGCTCAAGCGATAGAGCGCGCCCTCGGCGACCTCTGGCTCATCGGGTGGAAAGAGATCCTCTCCTACTGGAACCCCCACATCTCAACGAAAACCATGAAGCGCATCTCTTCGCGCCTCAATATCCCCCTGGTCTACGTCGGCAGCAAGCCCTGCATCCTCCGCGAAACCCTGGCCCTGATCAAGATGCGGATGGCAGCCCTGCCGGCGATCAGGCGCAAATGATCCACGATAAGCCCCGGACCACCTCCGGGGCTTTTTTCATTGTCCGCTTTTGTCCGCCTGTGTCATCTGGACTTTCCCCTCGACCTGATGCATCATTGCCACAATGCTGAGGCACGGGACTGCCTCGTGCTGATTCCCTCCTTCAAGGGGCGGCCACAGAATCCCCTCGCGCCAGCGCCCGCAGTCGATGGGAGCTGTTTTGCCGCCCCCGGAAGGAGAGGGCCCCCAAAGGCCATGACGAAAGTGACGCCAGAAGACATCGCCCCGGTCACGGAGGCATTGGCTGAGCTCAACAAGAAGCTGCTCAAGAAGGTCGGCCTCGGGAAGGAGCGGCGCTTCCGCCGGCTGGCGAAGCTCCTGGATGCCAAGGAAACCAAGTTCGTCAAGCTCAAGAAGTCGGGCCTGGACCCGCAGAAAGCGGCCCAGGAGCTTCTGGACCAGATCGACGCGATAGCCGGCAAGGGCCCGAAGAAGAAAACGCCTCCTGGGGCAAAATTGAAGGCCGGCGTCCGGATCCTGGCGGAGACGAGCGAGGAACAGCTCCTGGCGATAGACATTGCCGATCTCGGGCTGCAGCTCGATGTCATCCGCGAGGCGAACAAGATCGAGGGCGCCTATCCGGCCGAAAAGAGCATCCAGCAGCACACGGGCCTCGAGGAAATTCTGAGGATCGTTCATGGGCAAGGCGGCGACGGCAAGTAAGCAAAGCAACCTGGACGCGCTGGCGACTGCCTATCAGCGCTACGTTCAGGATTTCCGCGCCTTCGCCCAGGACTGCCTTTTCATCCGCGATCACAACACGCAGCAGATCCTCCCGTTCCGGTTCAACCGGGGGCAGGAGATCCTGCACAACTGCCTCGAGAAGCAGAAGCGCGAGATGGGGGGCGTCCGGGCCCTGCTGCTGAAGTCCCGGAGATTTGGAGGATCCACCTACACGGAGGGGAGGTTCTACTGGCTCACCTCGACGCGCTTCAACCGGAACACGTTCATCGTCGGACACGAAATCTCGTCAACGGACGAGCTCTACTCCATGGCCAAGCTCTTCCACGAGCGCAACCCGCTCCCGCCGGCAACCCGGAAGTCCAACTCCAAGGAATTGATCTTCGATACGGAAAACGGCCGCGGGCTCAAGAGCGAATACACCCTGGCCTGCGCCCGCAACCTGGACGCCGGCCGGTCCCAGGGGATTCACTATCTGCACGGGTCCGAGTGCGCGTACTGGCCGGATCCCGAGACCCTTTGTACCTCGCTGCTGTCCTGCGTCCCCGACCCGCCGACGGACTCCGAGGTGATCTTCGAGTCAACCGCCAACGGCTACGGGAACCGCTTCCAGTCCGACGTGTTCAAGGCCTACGCCGAGGGACGCCACCCGTTCTACCAGGAAGACGGCATCACCTACGCCTGGCACAATCCGGCGTGGGACTGGATCCTAGTGTTCATCCCGTGGTTCGTCCATGAGCGCTACACCAAGCCCTTCGATTCCGATAGGCAGCGGGAATGGTTCGAGGTCGAGCTGCACCGCAAGGTGCTCAACAAGGAAACGATGACCTGGGAGGAGTCCGAGGCCCTGCGGCTGATGAAGCGGTTCCGCCTGTCGCTCGAGCAAATGCATTGGCGGGCCTGGGCAATCGAGAACAAGTGCAACGGGCGTCTCGAGATCTTCCGCCAGGAGTATCCGGCCACGGTCGAGGAAGCGTTCCTGTCCCAAGGAGCCAACGTCTTCGGGCGGCTGCTCTGTGACAACCTCGAGGCCGGCTGCAAGGATCCGATCCTGGTCGGGGATCCCGTGATCCGCAACGGCCTGACCAAGATCCGCCCCAATCCCAATGGCCACCTGAAGATCTGGGAGAAGCCGCGCAAGGACATGACGTACTTCCTGACCGTGGACTCGGCCGGCGGGATCAAGCCGTCGCACGAGCAGCGGCAGACCGAGCCTGACCCGACCTGCATCGATGTCTACAACCACCGCACCGGCGTCCAGGCCGCCCAGTGGCACGGGCACGTCGATTATGGGGTGATCGCAGAGCTCGTGGAGATGATCGGCGCTCTGTACTATCGTGCGCCGGCCTGCGTCGAGCTGATGAATCACGGCTACACGGTCGTCCGGGACCTCGAGGCAGCCCGGTATCCGCTCTTCGAGCACAAGCCGGGAGAGCCCGGATGGATGACCAACAAGAAGACCAAGCCGCTCATGGTTGACCGGCTGCACGAGCTGGCCTCCACGGGGCAACTGCAGATCCGCTGCAAGGAAACCGTTTCGGAGATGCGGACCTTCGTGGAAAAGGGCGGCAAGCTCAACGCAGAGCTCGGCTGCCACGACGAGCGGGTCGATACGGCCGGCATGGCCGCGATCATGATGACCCTGATGCCGCGCCAGTTGTCCGCGCAGGAAGAGGAAAAGTACAAGCCGGCTCATCGGCAGGGCGTATCCCTGGCCGGCTGGCAACTGCCGGAAGGCCTGCCCCCCGGCGGCACGGGGAACGAAACGGGGATCGGCGGCTGGCTGGCTCGGCAGCGGGCCCGCGATCTCGCTGACCAGGACTACGAGATCACGATACGGAGATGACATGCCAGAGGCAATCTCCCAATACCGGCCAACATGGCTGGAAAAGATCAGAAACGCGATCACGGAAGCCGTGAAATACGGGCACATGAAGAACGTCGGCCCCATCGACACCGGAGATTCGCTGCTGAACGGCCAGCTCTTTCAGATCCTGGCCAGCCTCCGGGACGAGGTGCCGCGGGCGTCCGAGGAACTGAGCCGGGTGATCGGCACGATCCGCAAAGGGAAATGAAGAAATGGGCCAGGACAACGGACAGAAAGAGAAGATCGTGATCCAGTCGCCGGCCGCCTGCCGGCAGTGCAGCGCAACGACGGAGCAGATCCAGAAGCAGTACGGTGGCTGGCTGGTCTATCCGGTCAATCCGGGGGTCGCCATCTACATGTGCCCGAACTGTTCGGCCGTTCAGGGCAACCCCAACGCATACGAAAACGAGCAGCGGATGCTGACCATAGCCAAAAACATCGAGGCAGAGCGGATCATCCGGCCGGCAGCCGGCCCCAGGATCCTGCCCGCCTTCAAGCGATGAGGAGGTAAACATGCCCAGCTTGACGATGGAATACAACTTTCGGGCCCTGACCGGCCAGCGGATCACTCCGGGCAACACGGCCACGGCAATCGGGACGAACATCATCAAATACGTCGAGCACAAGCTGCACATCGACTCCGGGGGGACAACGGCCATCGTGGCCGGCAACCGGATCCTGGGGGCCACCTCCGGGGCCTCGGCCATGGTGCTCGAGGTCGGCACCCTGGAAAGCGGGTCTTGGGCCGGCGGGGACGCCGTCTGCTGGCTGAAGCTCTGCAGCGTGGTCGGCACGTTTCAGAACAACGAGCACATCACCGTGGAAGGGGTAGCCGATGCGGCGGACGCCGACGGCACGACCATTGAGCTGCTTCCGGCCGAGTATGTCCGGCCAGAATTCCGCGGGATGACGGCAAGGAAGCTCATTATCCAGGCCGAGGACAACGACCAGCGGATTTCCTGGAACGGGTTCTTGCCTACCCAGGTAAGCAAGATGGGGCTGCTCCTGGAGAAGGGGTACTCGGTGACCCTGACCGACGCTGCAGATATGAAGGCCTGCTACGTCATCGACGCCGTGGCGTCTTCCGCCGGCTACTGCAACGTTGTGGGACAATTCTGAGGAGGTGATTCGTGAAAAAGATCCTTTTTCTCGTCGTTTTCGTCCTGGCCTTCCTGGCATTCAATCTTGAGGTTCAGGCCGCGCCCTTCGTGGTCAGCGACGCCTACCCTACTGCTGCCACTCAGCCTGACGGTTTTGCTGTTTCTGTTGATAACGGCGCTGTGGTGGAAAGTCCGGCTGACCCTGTTACTTCGTCCACCGTCCGTTTCAAGTTTGACGTTGGTGCAGTAACGAGCGGCAATCACACTCTCAAGGTCAAGGCCTACAAGAACGATGCGGTATGGGGTAGGTTGGAGAGCGCCGAGGCGGTTTTTACCTTCGCAAGGCCTGCCGCTCCAAGTGGAGCTACTGGTCTCAAACTCTCACCGTAACGTGCGACTACAAGTTGGTGAGATAATGGCTCAGATACTGATCAAGGCGATTGACGCTACGCACCCCGATGCCGAGAAGGACCGCAGGGGCTGTTACAAGCGCGGGATGCCCGTGGTGGTCATGCCGGATACGCACACATGGGGGCTTGATGAGCGACTGCCGAAATTCGTCGTTATCAAGCTTCCCGGAGTGCCCGTAGAAAAGGTGAAGAAATACATCGAGCCGGAACTCGAGGACACGGCAGATGCAGATGGCCGTTACCAGGTCTTCCGCCGTCGCCTGTGGAAATTCCGCCTCGATGACATGCCTACTGCGGCCTTGCGGAAACTGCGGGACAACGGCGAGTTGATCATCAAAGTCGGTGATTACGCAGACAAGCACGATTATACATGGACGCAGGTCAGGAGCTACCTGCGTAATCTCAAAACCAACACAGACGAGACGGCAAGCCTCTAAATGGCAACTGAAGTCATCAGAATTGTAGACCCAGACAACGGGTCAGGCACCAACTATACCAGCCTGTCGGCTTGGGAAGCGGGCGAACAGGGTGACCTGACCGGTGCACGGGACGAAATCGCAGTCGCAAAATGCCGCTGCACGGGCGGTACTGCGGATACGACTTACGTAGCAATTGACGGCTGGACGACATCGTCTACACAATACATCAAGATATGGACCGATCCATCTGAATCCTATCGGCACAACGGAACATGGCAGACGGGCAACAAATATAGAATTGTATCATCTGCATCATGGGGCCAAGGGACACTACGCATTGCAGAACAATATGTAAGGATCATAGGATTACAGATTGACAATACTGCGGAGGATCAAGCGAATGGGATCGTAGCAGATTCGTCCGCCCAATCGACCTCCTCGTACTTGCTCATATCGCACAACATACTCCGACTGTCAGGTGGAGGTGGATCATCAAGCCATTACGGGATTAATAACATTGACGTACTCAACTCTTATGTTATCAATAACATCGTCTATGGCTGGGAGTATGGCATCAATATAGGTTACCTCGAAGCAGCTGTTAATATATGCCTCTACAACAACACGCTTGTAAACTGCTCGTCAAGTTGTGTCGTAAACTACTCCTATAGTGGCGCAAATGTCAGGTTTTACAATAATATCGCACAGGGCACCTCAAGTGATGGAAACTATGTTGGTGATCCTCCTGATGCATCGGGGTCTAACATATCATCGGATAACACTTCTCCCAATTCTGCATACCGCTCAAAAACGGTGACATTTGCCGGAAGCGGTGATTATCACCTATCATCGTCCGACACAGAAGCAAGGAGCAACGGAACCAATCTTTATAACGATTCTTATTATGCGTTTCAGGACGATATTGACGGTGACGATCGCGGCGGTTCCGGGGCGCAGTGGGATATTGGGGCCGATGAGTATGTAGCGGCGGGGACAAGCGCCTATCCATATTACGCCTATGCACAGCAATAGCTTCGGAGGGAACGAAAATGCCTGATATTTGGATGGACGTTGACACAGCATTAAGCGAAGTTCCGGTCAACATCTTTCCCTTGATTGATGATACAGACTTCAAGACTCGGGAGACCGCCGTGGCCTACAATGCCGCCGGGATGGACCTTGTCTGGAATTTCGTCACCCCTGCCGGAGCTTTCACTCAGACCGCGGTGACGCCGACATCCGGCGGAAACTACGACTGGACGCACCAGGGGGATGGGATGTACACCATTGAAATCCCGGCGTCAGGCGGAGCATCCATTAACAACGATACTGAAGGGTTCGGCTGGTTCACCGGGGTCTGCACGGGGGTCCTGCCCTGGCGCGGGCCGATCATCGGCTTCCGTCGGGCCGCCCTGAACGACCTGCTCATTGAAGGCAGCACGGCCTCCACGAACATGGAGGACTTCTTCGACGGCACGGGCTATGCCGGCGGAACGACACCCCTCAACGTCAACGTGTCATCGATCTCCAATAACGCCATCACGGCAGCATCCATCGCCACTGGCGCTATTGACGCGGATGCCATTGCGGACAACGCCATCGACGCGGGAGCCATTGCCACGGGGGCCATCACAGCGGCCAAATTCGCATCCGGGGCCATCGACGCGGCAGCCTTGGCGGCAGACGCCGGGAGCGAGATTGCCACCGCCGTGTGGGCCTCGGCTACTCGCACCGTTACCTCCGCGGCGAACATTACCAGCACAGGCGGCACGGTCACTCTCGATGGCAGCGGGTATGTCACATATGCCAACGCAGCCCCGCCCACGGCCGCCGCGATCGCAGATGCCGTGTGGGACGAATCTACGACGGGACACACCACCGCCGGGACATTTGGCGCACAGTGCGCTACGGACATTGATGCCATCCTTGATGATACAGGAACCTCCGGTGTCGTGGTGGGCTCCATTGCCAATAATGCCATCACGGCCGCCGCGATTGCGACTGGGGCCATTGATGCCGACGCCCTTGCGGCTGATGCCGGCACGGAGATCGGAACTGCTGTCTGGGCCACTACGACCCGTACCCTCACGGCGGCGACCAACATCACCAGCACCGGCGGGACCGTGACCCTTGACGGGTCAGGCTATGTGACCTACGCCAACGCCGCACCGCCGACCGCCGCCGCCATTGCAGATGCTGTTTGGGACGAAGCGACCTCCGGACATACTTCGGCGGGGACCTTCGGCGAGCAGTGCGCTACCGACATTGACGCCATCCTTACCGACACCGCCGAGATCGGGGCGGCCGGGGCTGGCCTGACGGCAATCCCCTGGAATTCTTCCTGGGACGCCGAAGTGCAGAGCGAAGTGTTTGACGCCCTGGACGCTGCGTTTACGGATGCGACGGGCCTGACAAGCAACGGACTCCTTGACAGGATCAGGACGCTGGGATGGATCCTGCGGAACAAGATTGAAGTGACAGACGCTAACGGCAATACGGTCATTTACAAGGACGATTCAACAACTGCGGCCTTTACTGTCAGCTCCATGCTTACCGATGATTCAACAACCACCACCCGCTTGAGGGCTGCATAAGGGAGGGAGGCGATGGACTTCAAGAGACTGATCGAGCCTTACCAGGAAAACGGGCGGACCCCGGAGGGCCAAATGAAATGGCTGCTGTCAAAGGGAATTCCTCAAGCCAATGTGGACCAAGCCATGCTCTACGTCTACAACGAGATTGAGGGCGGGAAGAAATTCGAGAACGGCCACGAACTCGACCGTTACCTGCTCGAAAAGGCCAAGGAGTTTCAGCAGTCGGACGTTGAGGCCAACGTGAAGCGCCTGCAGGAGTTTTTTGAAAAGTTCAAAGAAGGGTGGCAGGAAGAAATGAAGCGCCAGAACCGTCCCGGTTTTTGGCAGCGTGTTAAAGCGGTGTTTGCTCCATGAATTATCTGCCGTTTGTTAGCTGGGGCATGTACGCGGGCGCCGGGGTCGCGGCGGCCAGGAGGGCAAACTACTTTGCGTCCTGGGGGCTGATGGAGATCCTGCCGACAATATCGGGAATGATCGGCGCGGCCATGTACTACTACCGGAGGATGATGGAGTGAACTTCAAGGCTGTCGTCGGATGGGGATTCTACGGTGCGGCAACGTCAACGCAGCGTGCGAATTTGTGGAGCTCCTGGGGCCTCATGGAGAGCCTTCCGGTTGCAACGCCATCCGCAATTGTATCGTTTCTGGAATCGCTGCCGCTCAGGTTCTGGAACCGTATCCTAGGCAGAGCTCAATTGCAGAAGTCGCAATTCGGGAAAATGTGAAGAATGGAGCGCGGCGATGTCGGAAAACGCATGGATTTTGGTGGTTGGAGCACTGCTAACTGCGCTGCAATTGCTGGCCATGTTCATTTTGCAGCTCATATACAAGAAAATAGCCCTCGTATGCTCAACAAACGCCGCGGAGCACAAGGAGCTGCAGAAGAGGCTCTACGGGCATCGCCACGATAAGGACACGGGGGACGTGGTCGTTCCCCACGAGGCTGCGTGATGAAGGCGGAAGACCGGCATCATTTCATGGACCTGTCAGAGGACAAGATCCTGGCCCTGTGCATCTATTTCGAGGCTCGCGGGGAACCCTTGGCCGGCAAGATCGGCGTCGGATCCGTTGTCCTCAATAGGGCCGATAGGAACGGCATGTACGGTTCAGGCATTCACGGCGTTATTACCAGGCCGGCGCAGTTCTCGTGGCTGAACTCCGCTCCGCCGCAGGCCGCGCAGGATCCCCAGTACGACGAGGCGGTCCGCATCGCGGCAACATTCGACGGCGAATGCACGCGAAACGAGGCATTGCGGCAGTGTGCGCGGCTTGCCTGGCAGCTCCTGTCCGGCGAGATCAAGCGCAACACGGAGGCGCTGCATTACATGACGGGGGCCCTGTACCGCTCGAAAAAATGTCCGCGGTGGGCAAAATCCATGGCGGTTGAGAAAGTGATCGGGAACCATGTGTTCCTCGTATGATGGAGATAAAGATGCCGAAACCGACGAAGGGCGAAACGAGATCTCAATTCATCCAGCGGTGCGTCCAGGTACTGCGCCAGGAGGAGCCGGGCAAGCCCCTGCGCGAATGCCTGGGCAAGTGCTACGGGCTCTGGCGGCAGGCGCACCCGGACGACGAGACCGCGCAGGGGAAGAAAAGGCAAGGGGGGTAGGCCATGAAGTTCGAGGTCTGCGTCATGCACGCGCTGTGCGCCGCGGTCATCCTGGTCCTGGCGCTCTGTGTGGTGACAATCATAGCGGGAGGGCTGTGGTGTTATGAAAAAGTCAAGGAAATCGTCCAGAAGGTGGCAGAAGCCAAAGGAGGCGCGGCCGGAAGACCAGAGGCAGACATCCCTGTTCTGCAAGGGGCAGAAGGCCGTGACGGATGAATACCGGGCCGGCTACGACCGGATCCGGTGGGACAACTAACTGATCTCTGACAACCGGGCAGCTACTCCCCTGGTCGGCCAGCCAGGGGGGCGAGCATGAGAATTAGGGCGGCTGTGAGGAGCCTCACCTTCTCGCTGTCGCCCTTTTTCTTTGCCCAGGACAACGAAAGGAGCGGAGAAGTGAAAACGAATCGGTTCGCAATGATGGCGCTGTTTTTGGCCGTGGCCTTCGTGGCCGGCTGCGCCGGCGCCCAGCTCAAGAATCCGGCCGACATGACGCCCAAGGAAAAGGCGATCCTGGTGATGAAGCTCTACAACAAGCAGGTCGCGGACGTTCTGGCCATGGAAAAACAGGCCGTGTCTCCCGAGCTCAAGGCGCTCGTCGAGAAGAAAAAGGAGTTCCTGCGGCAGGCCGCCGTCCCCATCGACATCTATGTCGGCTACATCGACGGGGGTATGCAGCCCACGGAGGCCATGGAATCCCAGATCGTCGCCCTGATCGACAAGCTGCTGCTCGAGAAGTAAGGAAGGAGGCCCAGACATGGATCCCGTAACCGCATTTGCCGTCGCGTCGGCGCTCAAGCTCGTCATCACGGGCGCGTTTACCCTGGCCGAACAGGCCGGCATGAAGCCGGAAGAAGTCGAGGAGTGCTTCCGGAAGACCAGGGAGGAATACGAAGCGGCCAAGAAGGCCCTCGGATAGATCCCCTACCTCCTCATTCATCCCCCAGGGAGGGGGAGTCCGCAGCCTCCCCTCCCCTCCACCAGGAGGCCGCGGTGGGCTGGCTGACGCAACTGAATTCGACGAAGCTCGACGAAAGGCGCAACCTTTGGCGCCTGGATTCCGAGCTGCGCTATTTCGACGAAGGCCTCGAGGAGCTCTTCGTGGTGCCGGAGGGGTTCAGGACGAATTTCGCCACCCTCTACATCTGCGCCGGCCGGTTCGTGTTTCGGATCCCGCTCGCATACTGGCTGGCCGCCGATCTGGGGGACGCGGCCGCCACGGTTCACGACATGCTTTACACCCTGCAGCCAGCGGGCATTACCAGGGCAGACGCAGACGGCGTCTTCCTGCGGGCCCTGATCGATTGCGGAGTGCCTCGGTGGAGGGCGTTTCTGATGTGGGCAGGCGTCAGGCTGTTCGGCTGGACGGTCTGGCGCAAGGTCATCCGCGACAAGAACCGCGGGGTCATGGAGGACCCAATAGAACAAACGATTTTTTGAGGAGGAGGCGATGGACAACGACACCAAGGTCACCCTGATCGGAACCGTGAAGAACATCTCAGCCCTGCTGGCCGTGTTCGGGCTGCCGGAGATCGATCCGGCATACCAGATGAAGATCGTGCAGCTCGTGGCCGTCGCGTACCTGGGGCTCGGGATCTTCCGGGACTTCTTCACCAACAAGCCCGACGCCGCGGTTCTCGACAGGCTCGAGGCAATCCTGGCGCGGCTGAAAGGAGCCCAGTGATGTCCGGCAAGAAGTTCACCCTGGAGCAGATCCGCGAAATGCACGCGAGATACCAGCGGACCTATGTCCTCTCGGTGCTGAAGGGCGGCAAGTGGGTCCATACGGTACTGGACGGCAGGCAGTTGCCGGCCATCGACGGGGTCCAGGCCAAGCGCCAGCCGCTGAAAAACGTCATGCCTTTCGACAAGTACATGGAGGCCTACGGTGCCTGAAATCATCTACCAGACACCCGAGGAGCTCATCCCCGGAGAGGACCAGCAACTGCAGGAGACGCCACCGGATCGCCCCGATTTCGAGAAGCTGATCAAGCACTGCATGGACCTGTACGAGCTCTTCAAGAAATCGAAGTACCGCGAGAAGGTGAAGAAGGAGATCCTAGAGTCGCGTCGCGTCTACGACCAGATCTCGCAGAAGACGGACTTCCCCTGGCCGGACGCCTCCAACCTCGTGCTGCCGCTATACGCGATCACGCTGGACAACCTCGAGCCCCGCATCGTTGCGGCGCTCATGGGCCGCGAGCCCATCGTGTCATTCCAGCCCCCGGAGACGACCCAGAAGGACGACATCATCCGCATGTACGAGGACTGGTGGCACAGGGAACTCAAGCACACGGTCGGCATCGATGAGTTTGGCCGCAGGGCGGTCCACAAGCTGCTCCTGGAGGGGACGGTGTTTCCCATGCCGAGCTATGCCGTCGAGAGCGAGACTCGAAGTGACTTCGTCTTCGACGAGGCAGGCAACATCATCATCAATGACGGGGAGCCAGTCATTGAGGACGTCACGGAGCCCGTCTTCGAGGGTGGGCATGTGGAGCTGGTTCCTTTCGAAAAACTCTATTTCCCGGACAACGTCGGCACAATCCAGGAATGGAACGCCTGCGACAAGATCCGCGAAATGGAAATGACCTACGCGGACCTCTGGAAGCTCAAGGACGAGGCTGATTCCGGCTGGATGGACATCGGTCCCTGGCTCCTGAGCCATCTGCAGAAAGACGGCGATGCGGCCCCCGCGCAGAAAGACGGGGCAAACGAGGAGCTCTATGACGCCACGGTAACCGGGAAAGAGGTCCTGGATCTCATCGAATGCCACATTTCCTATCCGATCTACCAGGACCAGCATGAGGCCGACGAGGGCAAGCAGCGCGACTTCCGGGAAGAGCGGATACTGGTCACCATTGCCGTGCAGTCGCGTAAGGTGGTCCGCTACGTCCTGCAACGCGACATTCACTTCCCAAACAAATCGATCATCAAGCGGCTCCGGCTTTTCCCGGAAGACGGCCTGAGCTGCGGCAAGCCGCTTTACAGCAAAATGAAGGCGATCCAGGAGGGCGCGACCGACCTGTTCAATCTCCTGGTGAATATTGCCTATGTCGTGGCCGTGCCGTGGTTCTTCTACGAGGAGAAGACGGGCGTGAGCGGCGAGAAGCGGATCTACCCCGGCGCCGGCATCAAGGTCGATTCCGTCAAGGGCATCGAGTTTCCGAAGTTCCAGTTCAGCCCCGCCGAGCTCATCCCGGTAATTCAGACCCTGTTCACCCTCTGGGAGCGCGTGGGCAACATTGGCGACCTACAGATCGGCCGTCTCTCGCAGAAGGGCAACACGGCCACCGAGGTCCTCCAGACGATCCAAGAGGGCAACATCAAATTCAACTACCAGAGCACCACGATCAAGGACGAGTTCGTGGAGCTGATCCGCGGCCTCTACGAGCATTACTACCAGCACATGCCCCTGGACAAGACCTTCACCTGGTCCGGCCGGACGGTGCAGCTTTCCCGCAAAACGATGCGGTCCGGCTGGAAGTTCATCCTCGCGGGATCCACGGAACAGGCCAATAGGCTCATCGAGCGCAAGGAGAACGAAGATCTCTACGGGCTGCTACGCAACGATCCGCTGGCCAACGGGCCCGAGCTGCTCAAGGACCTGCTGAAGAGCTACAACCGCACGGAGCTCGAGCGCTACATCAACCCCGCAGTGAATATGATCCTGGAAGCCCTGAAGCAGGCCCCGGAAGTTGTTCAGGTGATCCAGCAGTACATGCAGACGAAAGCTGAAACCCAGCGGCTCGTCGAAGGGGTCGGGCAGGAGGCGGCATGACCAGGCAGGACATCCTTTTCGAGCCCGGATGGGCTCCGTACAGGGAGCTCGAGATCGAGGCGGGAATCGCCATGCTCCGGGAGATCTGGGGCGGCGAGTTCTCGCCAGACTATATCCGGGGGGCCGTCGAGATGCTGCGGCGTATCATCTTGCTCCCGCATACCATGGCAGCTACCCCGGAGGCAAAAGAACGGGCCGAGGCCCTCGTCAAGGCCTCATTCTCCGCCATGGAGTTAAAGCTCCTGCGGCGAGCCATGTTTGATAGTGAACAGCCGGCAGCAATGCCGAGTAAACAAGAGAAAGGAGAATGATCATGCCAGAAGATGAACGGGATCTCCTCAACGAAAACGACTCCGGCGTATCCGGAGATGATGATGGAGATCTGCTCTCCGTCGTGTCCCTCGAGGGGGACGATGAAGGCGACCTGCTCTCCGTCGTGTCCCTCGAGGGGGACGATGAAGGCGGAGACGACGGCGGCGCCGGCGAGAAGGGCAAGAAAGATGCCCAGGCCGGCAAGGACAAGGACCTGGACCCCGAAGCGCTTGCGGCACAGCTCGCCAGGGCCCAGGAGCACATCAACAACCTGAACAAGGCTCTCCACGAGGAGCGGCAGTCGAAGAAGAAGGCGGCCGAGAAGGGCGGGGAACCGGCCTTCACGAAGGCCCAGCTCAAGGAACTGTGGACGGAGCATCGTGACGATCCGGACGTTTTGTTCAACATCCTCAGCTACATGGCTGACGAAACGGCCCGCAGCGCACAGGCAAAGGCCGTGGACCAGGTCGAGCTCGTCTCCAAGAAAAAAGAAGTCGATGACTACCTGTCATCAAACTTCCCAGAGCTTGGAGTCGAAGGATCGCAGCTTCGTCTTGGCGTGGACAAGGCAAAACAGGAGCTCATGCTGGCAGATCACCCCTTCGGTGACATCCTCGCCCTCGGGCTCAACAACCTCCTGAGCCTGCCGAACACCGTCAAGGCGGCCTACGAGATGGGGAAGAAGGAAGCCCAAGGAGGAGGAAAACCGATGGATCGCAGAAGAGAAAAGATCAACGCAATCAATCTGCCGAAGGGCAAGACCCACAAGGTTGATGCGGATGATCGGCACACGGAGCCCGCGAGCCCCGAGGTGAGGGACGTTGCGAAGCGGATCGGACTGTCCAAGCAGGGACAGGAGATCTACCAGCGGATCCTCAAGAACGCCAAGACCCGTTCAGTAACCGTGGAGGGATAAGACATGAGAACGAAAAAAGCGGCAGTTGCAAAACAAACCGATCCCGTTGCGGATCAGGTTCCCGTCCAACCGGTGGACAGCTCCCAGCTCACGCCCGAGGAGCTGGCCATCGCGAGACGAGTAGCCGCCGAGGGCCCGATCCTGGACCACGGCGAAGAGGGAATGGTGGATTTCTCCCTGGCGGAAGACCCGCTGAAGCTCCCCGAGCCTGCTCTCAAAGAGCAGAGAGAAAAGCGTCTGGCTTTCCGGTGGATCCGCAGGACCCCGGAGCGGATCGATCAGGTGCGTAACGCCTCCCCCCCGCTCAAATGGTGGATCTGCAACCGGACCACGACCCCGTTTCTCGCAAAGTACGTCGATCCGATCCTGGGCGCCGTCGTGCGCCTGGACCTGATCCTCGTCTGCAAGCCGTGGAGCCATTTCATGGTCGAGCAAAACGCAAAGCTGCAGTTGGCCGAAATGGGAACGGCAAGCACGATCAAGGCGAAAGACGGCCAGTCGGACGGAAAGAAGGACAGTTACGAATGGACTGGCGGCACTCGTACCGAAGAGGCCCCCAAGCCCCTTCGGGCCGAGATCAGGAGCGCCCCGCTGCTCGTCGAAGGGAGGGATTTCGACGACAGCGGCCTGATCGATTCGAGCGCGGGAGGCGACCACGACATCATTGCTGACTAAGGAGTAACGCATCATGGCAAACACCGACGCCCCCTTCGGGTTCATCCCCTACGGGCAGTTGCTCGGAGCCAACTGGTATCCGGTGGCGACTGCCTACGGGACGGCGATTTTTGTGGGAGACTGGGTCGAGATCACCAACACTGGCCTGGTCTGCAAGATTTTCGACGGCGACACGCGTCTCGGCGTCGAAATCGATGCAACCGGCGCGGCCGGCGACGAGCTGGGTGCGGTCCTGGCGGTCCTCGACTCCAACGGGGATCCGATCAAGTACCTGCCCGCCTCGACGACCGGCGACGGCGTTGTGGCCGGCTACGTTCTCGTGGCCGATCACCCGCTGCAGACCTACCTCGTGCAGGAAGACGGGGCCGGCACGCCCATCGCGGCGGCCTCCGTCGGCCTCAACGTGGCGATGATCTCCACGCATTCCGGGTCGACGACCACGGGACGCAGCAAGCAGGAGATCGACTCCGACAGCGTCAACACGACCAACACCCTGGCCCTGCGTATCGTGCAGAGCTACAAGGACGACACGGTCGGCAGCGCCTACTGCCGCTGGATCGTCATGCCCAACCCCAACGCGCACTTCAAGTCTAGCGCAACGGCAATTTAAAGGAGGACAAGAGCTATGTGGACCAGATCGAAATTCTTGAACGAGTACGTCCCTGGCCTCTTCGCCCTCGCCGTTGATTCCTACATCACCAGCAGGGCGGAGTCCATGTGGGAGGACATGTGTACCATCAAGACATCCGCCAAGAAGAAGGAAGAGGACTCCATCCGTTCCGGCCTCGGCCTGCCGGTCAGGAAGGGGGAGGGAGCATCCATCACCTACGACACCCAGATCGAGGGCGGCAAGCAGACCTGGGTGCATAGCGTGTGGGCCCTCGCCGTGAGACTCACGGAAGAGGCCATCGACGACAACCTCTACGACCTCCGTGGTGGCGGGAATGCCGACGAGCTTTCGTCCATGTTCCGCGACCTTGGCGAGGCGATGAGCGAGAACATCGAGAGCCAGATGGCCCGGTTCCTCGTCTACGGGACCTCGACCACCTACCACACGACGAGGGAGTCCAAGGCGCTGTTCGCCACGGACCATCCGCGTCTCGACAGCTCGACCTTCTCCAACAAGCTGACGGCCTCGGATCTCACCTATTCGAGCTTCTGGGCCGCCGTGGTGGCTGCCGAAAACCAGTTCAACCATCGGCAGTACAAGATCAAGAAGAAGATCAAGAACCTCTGGTTCCCCCCGCAGCTCGAGAAGCAGGCGAGGGAGATTCTCCAGAGCCCGGACCGCCCGGACACGGCGAACCGCGCCATCAACGCCTACGCCAAGAGCGGCCGCAACATCGGACTGAAGTCCTGGCCGCACCTGACGGACACGGATGCGTGGTACCTCCAGCTCGACGGCCGGGGGATCATCTTCTTCTGGCGCCGCAAAACGAGGTTCGGCCGCGAGCAGGACTTCCAGACCGGCGACTGGATGTGCAAGGCGGACCAGAGATGGTCGGCCGAAATCGCGGACGAGCGAGACTGGTTCGGGAACGTCCCGGCCTAAAAAGGAGGTTCCACTATGAGCACGAGCAATCTCACCATCGGGCCGTGGAACGTCCTGGGAGGACTTGTCCTCCCCTCGACCCAGGGGAACGTCTGGCATGTCAAGCCCTACTCGGGCTCGGACGGCAACGACGGGAAAACCCCCGAGACGGCCGTAAAGACCCTGACCAGGGCCCTCGCGTTGGCCACGGCGGACCAGAACGACATCGTCCTGCTGTATGCCGAATCCAACACGGGGACCTACACGACGGACTACCAGACCACGACGCTGGACTGGAACAAGGACCTCGTACACCTGATCGGCGTCGGGGCCCCTGCGCCCATGTCCAAGCGGTCGAGAATCGCCTGGGATTCCACGGCGGCGTCGTCCTCCGACATCCCGCTGTTCACCCTGTCGGCGGACAACTGCCTGATCTACAACATCGGGTTTTACAGCGGCATCGACGATGCCAACATGATCGGAGCGGTCAAGGTGACCGGCAGCCGCAACGTCTTCAAGGATTGCCACATCGCCGGGATCGGCCACGACACCAACGATGCGGCCGGCGCTTACTCCCTCATGCTCGACGGGGCACAAGAGTGCCTGTTCGAGCGGTGCTACATCGGCCTCAACACGATTGATGCTGGCACGGCAGCCAATTCGGAGATCCTGATCGACGGCGGCGCGAAGAACTGCGAGTTTTACGAATGCAAGATCTACCGGCGCATCGAACATGCGACGAACCATCCGCTCGTGAAGCTCGCTGACGCAACGGCCATCGACGAGTTCATTCTGTTCACCCGTTGCGGATTCATTCACACGGCAACCAACTACGGCATCACGGCCGGCGGCGTGTTCAAGCTGGCCGCGGATCTCACTCAGGGCCTGATCATTCTCGACAACTGCTATGCGGTCAACGACAATGCGTCCGGCGCCGGAAAGTGGGACGTGGATGACCGGGACAAGATCTGCGTGATCGCCTCCCCGACGCCGGCGGCCGACACGGCGGGTCTGATCCGGGTCGTGTAAGATGTCAACTGTCTAGCCGAACCGAGGGGCGGCGGTACGCCGCCGCCCCCACATTCCAGCGAGGAAGGAAATGGCAAAGGCCAGGCCTGCATCCGCCGCAAAGAAGCCGAAGAAAAGGTCCGCTCGGGCGCATCCGCCGGAAGAGCATCCGGCCGGCGTCGTTGCGGATGCCGTTCCGGAAACGACCCGCGAAAGCGACGCTGCCATCAGGGAAGGTAAGGCCGACATCGGGAGCATTGTCTGGAGGCACAGATGAGCGTCCGCAGATCCGGAGGGGCGGCCTCCGAAATCCATCTCGACTCCGACCCCTTGGCGGAAGGAATCGTTCAGGTCGGCGGAACCAGCACGTTCACGGACCGCACCCAGGAGTTTCGCAGTTGCGGCGTGGATCCGAACCTCTCCCTGTACTGCGAGAACGCAACGGACGGTTCCCACGGCGCCGTCACGGCCGTCTCCCAGGACGAGCACACCGTGACCTGCGCCCTGTCCGGGGGATCGGCCAACGTCTGGGCGGCCGGCGATGCCTACAAGATTTACAAAACGTCGACGAAGGATTCCGAGATCTCGAAGATCTGGATCGACAGGCGTGCCGGCAGGAAGGTCACCGGGAAGGATCGGCTGGAAAAGGGCATCCTCCCGGAAGATATCGATCTGGACGAGTACAGGGACAACATCTTCGGGCCGGGGCAGCCCGAGAGGAGCTAGCAGATGGCGAACACGGCAGGAGTCTACGGAGGACTGCACCTGGATGTCCTCGAGAGGCTGGTGCTATGGGAAATGGGCCAGGTATCGGGCACCACCGTCAGCTATTCGGTCTATCCCAAATGGCTCATCCGCCAGAAGCTCAATGACAGGCAGAACGCTTTTGTTCAGGAGACGCATTGCCTGCGACGGATGGCCCTGATCCCCATGATCGCCGGCCAGCGGCTTTACAGGCTGCCCGCGAACTGCATTGACGATGGCGTCATTAACGCCAAGTTTTTCAGCTCGTCGACAGTCTATGTTGATCTCGATGTCCGGGACATCGACTGGCTGGACGCCAACCGCAACGGCTGGCTGACGGCCGAAAATTCGGACCCGGAGCTGGTCTACCACGGGGGGTCATACGGCTCGATCCCGCTGATCGGCGTCTACCCTCCGCCGGACACCACGGGGACGGCCTATGCCACGGGTGACGACACCGGCATCGCGGTCAGCACGGCGCTCGGCACCACGCAGCAGTCGATCTACGGCACCGCGACGGCAGGGTCATCGACGACCTGCCAGGATTCCGCTACAACCTTCACGGACTATGGCCTGGCGGCCGGCATGTGGATCCGGAACATCACGGACGGCTGCTACGGCCTGATCACCGGCGTCGCGACGAACACGATTACCTGTGCGGCCGGGTTCACGGGCGGAACGCTCAATACGTTTCAGGCCGGCGACCTCTACGTTGTCCTGGCCGGCGAGTATGCGGTCCGGGTCGACCACGAGCGCGAGGTCTACATCTACGGATACCGTCACGGGGCCCTGGGCGACATCACCGTCCCGGCCTCTACGCTCCTCATCGAGTACGTCCCGTTCCCCGTGCAGTTCAAATGGGACGAAACGGCGGCAGACGCAAGCCAGGGAAATGACTACACCTATCCAGAGATTCCGCGAAATTACCACAAAGCTCTGTATTGGGGAGTGGTTAGCGACCTGCTGAGGACATTCAACCAGGCATCAAAGGAGTTTGAGCGGGCCGTCTACTACGAGGAGCTCTACCAGTCAGCCGTATCCCAGGCCAAGGAGAAAAAGGACCGACGGCCGTTCAAGGAAAAAATAGTTTCCATCTCTCCGCTCAAGAGGTAGGAGATGCAGATCGAGCAGCTCTACTTACACAAAGGGATCGGGTGCGAGGCCTCCGAAGAACTACTGGCCCCAGGGTTCCTGCCACACAAAGAGGATATTTACGGGGTCAGTAAACTCTCAAATAACTTCTTTTGCCGTAAAGACGGTGAACTCGAGGCGCGGGCGGCTCTCAATGTTGCGGACCCATCAGCAACAGGGTATCCAATCTATGGGATCTGGGCGCTATCAACGAGTTGCTTCATCTTGTCGAACTCAAAGATATACCACAAGCTGTTCGCGTCCGGATCATTCAGCGAAAAGCACACGATGACCTATGGACAGTACCTAACAAGCGGGTATTACAAGAAGTTCCTTTTCTTGAAGAACTATTATCCACAAAACGGCGTGTACGCTACGGTCCTTGTCCCAGGATCCGTTTCCGTGGCTTCCAGTTCCGATGGATGGTTTGACGCTGGCTATTGGAACCCGAGCGGATCATTCTTCCCTGGAGGAGCCTATTTCTCTTTCGGACAGGACAACTGGGGCATTATTCGCCATGCATTCATACGCTTCCCTGCTGTTGCCATTCCGAAAGGTTCGATCATCAATAGCGCGCACATCACCTTGTATGCCTACATGGATATCAGCGTCGGATCCAACGTGAACGCCAAAGTCTATTTCAACAATGTTGACAATGCTACGGCCCCGACAAACACTTCGGAAGCAAACGCGTTAGCACTAACAAGTGCCGTTGTCTGGCACAACGTCGAGAGCTGGGGAGAAGAGAACTCGGCCCACAACACTCCCGAACTGAAAACCATTCTTCAGGAAATTGTGAATCGATCTGGATGGAGCTCTGGGAATGCAGTCATGGCCGTGATCAAGGACGATGGATCCTCGTTTAATAACATTCGATTTTCAGGAGGAGCTGACACAACTGGAAGTTACCGGCCAGTCTTGGTCGTTTCATTCGATGAAACGGTAGTCTATTCCTACGCCGAGACGAACAACCTGATGCTGGACGCCTCCGGAAACGCATACTTTCCGATCATCTCGGCTCCAGGATCCTCACCGTCCGGAGCGGCCGGAGCAGGTGGCAATCCAAATGGCACATACAAGCTCTACGTCAGCTATCTCATCACCTATCCAAACGGCATGAAGTATGAGACGGGGCTTTGCAATGGATCCTCAGACGTCACCGTGACTAGCCAAAAGATCTCATGGTCTAACATCCCGAAGGCCGTCGTCGCGGCCATCGCGGCTACTGGATCCACGCCCCCCACGATTCACCGGAAGCTGTACCGTGGACCTGGTTCAGGCGGAACTCTTGCGGACATCTACTATGTGGCGACAATTACTGACAACACTACTGAAACCTATACTGACGATCTGTCAGACTCAAGCCTCATCGCAAACGGAGTATGCGACGTCAAAAATTTCAGGCCTATGGGGTACGGGCACATCTTCGCATTCCACTATGGCAGGTATTACGAGGCAGATTATCAATACCCATGGCGCCTAAATTACTCTGAGGCAGCCTACGGGCACACGGGAGCGGATAATGAGACAATTATTCCGATAGCCACGAAAGCTACCAACTGGAACGACATCCGCCCAGTCGCCATGGGTAGCCTTGAGTCCATCACGGCCCTCGTGAGCTGGGGCACGACCCTTTACATCGGCTACTCCCGAGGATGGATCAAGAAGGCTGGCGAGGATCCAACAACATGGTCTATGAAAAAGACAAGCGCCACTATAGGCCCTGAGCATCCGGAATGGGTCTGCCTCATGGAAAAGCCATTCGGAATCGTATTTATTTCCAGGGACGATGCCGGATATCCTGGGCTCTATGTGTTCGATGGCGACAACGCTGTGCGAGTAGGTTCTCCGCAAATCGACGGAATTATGCGCGATCTTTCGTTGACGGACCAGACACGACTCCGCAGAGCAGGGTCAATGCTTTTGATATCCGGCGTGGGTACTGGGTACTCATTGATGCTTGACCTTTCAAGGTATCCGGAGATCCGCGTGGCTAACTTCCAAGGATACGATGACACAACATACGGGGAATTCTCGTGCGTTGAGGCTGTCAAGCCTCATGCAGCCAAGGAAAATTCCGGTAAGATATTCGGAACAGCTTCCGGGTATGTACTGGCAGACCCGGGGATATTCACTTCTTCTACAGAAGAGCAATCAACCGGCATGACCCTGTACTTTCCTCGACGCAACGGAGGGGAACAGAGGCTGGCCAACATGACCAAAGTCCTCAAGAAGCTCCGGTACAACATTTTCCCAGGCAAATACAGCGCGGGGGGAGGTTCCTATCCGTACAGCGAGGCCAGGATCGCCGTATACCTGGACGGAGACACTACCACGGTGAAGTGGGGTCAATCCGGGATAGCCTACTGGTCGGTGACGACAGAGGGAAAGGGAGAAATACCGTTCCCGCCGAACACCCGCTGCAAGACGTATCGGATAGTCGTGACCTTCGTCAGCGACCCTGGGGAATCCGTCGGTTATACATATATGCCCAAGGTCTACATGCCATGGGACGTTTTGTTTGATATCGTTGAAGACTAGCCGACAGGAGGTGAGCCATGGGGTTTTTTAAGTCCGTCATCCACTCCATAGTTCCGAAGGAAATCAGAAATGTCGTGAACACCGTCACGAAGCCGGTGGAAGGGTTCCTGCACAACGCCATACCAAAGGAGATCCGCCCATTTGTTCAGGAGCCAGTAGAGTTTCTCATTGGTGGGAAGGATCTGGGTGACCTGAACATCGTTCCCAGGGAAATCAAGAGAGCCATCCCAAAGGAAATCCATGGGCTCTCAGGGCCGGAGTTGGCAGCAATTGCGGCCGGATCTTACTTCGGGCTGCCATATCTTGCCGAGGCTACTGGCATCGGAACAGGAACAAGCGGATCCGGGAGCCTCCTGTCGCTGTTCGGCCCCGGAGACTCCATGTGGTTCGGAGGCAAAGCAGCCCTGCCGAGTTCACTAAGCACAATCGGCCTTACCTCTGGAGCACTCACTTCAGGCACAGGCGGGTTGGCCGTGAACCTTCCTGCAGTAAGCGCCGGAGCCGGAGGGTTTGGGTCCGGGTTATCAAGCTGGATCCTGCCGACACTAGGCCTCGGTCTGGGAGCTGACCTTCTGAGCGGATTCAACAAGGCGAGCATGGAGGAAAAGACGAAAGAAGCCTTGGAGAACGCAACTAACCGCTACGTTGGCGAGGTCACCTGGACGCCGGAGAAGAGGGGCGAATACATGAAGGGGGTCCAGAGTGAACTGCAGACGATGCTCCAAGGGCGCAGGAATAGGGCAGGAGCGAGCTTGGCTGCCAGAGGCACAGGCGGAGGAGAGTACGAGCGCCTAGGTGACGAGGCCTACTCGGAAGCCATGGGCGAAGCCGTGAAAAAGCTCTACTCCACCTACGAGCCGTCCAATCTTAGCCCGGAAGTTCTTAGGGCTTGGGCCACGGCTGCATCTCCGACCCAGAGCGGCGGGTGGCGGTTCCTGGACTCTTTGGCGAATCTGGCTGGAAGCGCCGGATCGCAACTGCTCAACTGGACGATGCTGAAAAGCATCCTTGGCGCCGCATAGGAGGTGAACGCCATGGGTTTTTTTACAAGCCTCACGAAGCTCATTCCGCAGATGGTTCAAGATCCGTCGTTTGGCCAACCCATCGGATGGGGGAAGAACATCATCCCCATCGCGACGCTTGTGCGCGACTCGGCCCTGCAGGCCCTTCCGGCCGGGAATGCCGGCGTGCCGCAGGGCAGCAATGCGCCGGCAGCATCAGGAAAGGGGCCGACTGACATTATCGGCGGCCTTGGCGCTCCGGAACAACTGCCCGGCGGAGGCTATAGGGTTTTCGACAACCGGACGGGAAAATACATCTACGGAGGCGGGGCGACAGACCCCAATGCCCCGGCGACGCCGCGAGTGACGCCTGCCGAACCTTCGCCGGCAACGCCGGCGGCCCCCGCGCCGCCTCCCGTTGAGGCCCCGTCCAGCCAGAGTATCGGGAGCATCGTGTTCCCGAAGCGGCAAATGACCCCTGACGGCATCCTGGCAAGCCTGATGCGCGTCATGGGCGGCGCGCTCCCGCAGGGCCCCGGCACCGAGAATGCGCCGACGGGCTTCGGGAGATTCCTTCGGTCGCTGGCCGCAAATCGCTTCATTTCGTAGGAGGTCGCTATGCAGTACATGCAGCCGCAGACCCCGTTCATATCCGGCCTCAAGGAGGGCCTCATGGAGGGCCCGGCAAAGGGAACGGTTGCGCTGGCCCTCAAGGTCATGGACCACAAGCTGGAGATGGAGAAGCTCGAGGACTACAGGAAGCTGAAGGAGCTGATGCTCCAAAAGGACATCGAGAAGACGCGCAGGGAGAATCTCAAGTTTAAGCTTGAGAACGCTCTTAAGATGGCGGCAGAGGCAAAAGACCAAGGAGGAGGCTTCGATCCCCAAGTCCCCATGGAGGAGGCCAACAAGGCGTTCCGCGAGATCACGGGATCAGATCTTCCTTTCAGGGAAATCGTGGCTCCCGGCCAGGAAAGACCCCTGACCCCATCCCAGATCGACGCGGCCCAATCCGGCGTCCCGGGCGTGACAGCGATCGCTTCTCCGACGACAAGGAGAGAATATCTCGTACCTAGATCAGCAAGCGAAATCAAGGCCGATCAACTTGCCCAGCTCTACGATGCAAAGCAGCGCCTGATGGAGGCATCCATGGCCGAGAGGCTTGAGCTTGCCAAGGTGGCCGCCATGCTCAAAGAAAGGGCCGCAAACGCCAAGGCAAACGCCCCGGAGAAGCGCGACAAGTCGAAGTTGCGCGATGACATCCGCCAACACTACGGCATGAAGATGAAGATGTTCACGGACCCGATTACTGGGGGAGTCCTGCCGGAAAAGAAACAGGATTATGCCGATCTCCTAGAGGACATGGAGCGGGATCTGCGCTGGCTCGACGCTGGATACAAGACTCGCTACGAGACTGGTGGACGATCCCTGACTCCCCTGACCAAATACCTGAGAGGAGCCAAGACTACCCAGGAACTCGAGGACATGATATTCGAGGCCTATAAGCAGAAGTGGGCACCAGAGGAGATCGCTTGGGCCTTGGACGAAACAGACCTCGGCCAGGAACTCAAGAAGTCCATGAAGAATAGAGGTGAACCCGTAGTCCGCAGAAAAGTCACTCGATAGGGGGCCCGCCGCATGTCCAGCTTTGATATCGTCAGCGAAGTTCTCCGCCGGCGCGGAGTCAAAGACGAGGAGATCTATGGATCCGGGGCCAACGAAAGTTCAGATGGACGTCCCTTCAACGGAATCGTCAACTACGCCGCAAAGGAGACTGGGCTTGACCCGGAACTAATCCACGCCGTCATCAGAGCCGAATCAGGCTACAATCCGAATGCCGTCTCGCCAAAGGGGGCCGTTGGTCTCATGCAGATCATGCCAGAAACGGCCAGGGAGCTCGGCGTCACCAACGCGCATGACCCATCCGAAAACGTCTTAGCCGGGGCGAGATACCTCAGCAAACTAATCGAACAAAACGGCGGCAGCGTCGAAAAGGGATTGTGGGCCTACAACGCCGGCCAGAAGAGAGTCAACCATGGCGTCATGCCCGTGGAGACGGAGAACTACATCAATCGGATCCTTGGATTCATGGGCGGCGAGAACACCATCGCGACGGTATCCTATGACACCAAGCACGGCATGGTATCGGCAGAGGATGTTGTGAAGCGAGCCCTGTTACAGCGCCTCCAGACGATCACCACTCCGCCAACCACCCAAGAGGCTATTAGTGCGACTCCTCCTGAAACGGCCCTGGACAAGCTGAAGAGCCTTTTCCAGGACCAAGGTGCCATGAGGGCACAAGCGAGCGCCATCGATGCCTTGGCGGCCGCTACTGGACGCAGGAGATCAGAAATCGAAGCTGATCCGGAACTGAGAGAGCGCCTGACAAAGGAAGTGTTCGGAGCCAGAGATGTCAAGGAGTCCGACTACTACAATTTCCTGATGAATGCCGCCATTTCCGGTGGGATCCTGCCGATCCCAACGGGTCCGGCTGGTGCGCTCAAGTCACACATATGGCCCACGCTCAAGGCCATAGCCGGCTTCACCGGACTTGGCGAGGCCGAATCTGCAGCCATCTCCGCCGCCACGGGCCAGCCCTACGAATTCTTGAACCAGCGCGGACTGTCAGAGCTGCTGCCGGAAGGAGCCGGCAAGAACGTCGTGGCGCTCACGGAAGCCATTGACTTCGTCGCCAAGGGCGCGGCCCTGGGCTTTGCCGGACGCAAGCTGGGCGCCCGCTGGGACAAGATGAGCGAGCCATTTAAAGAAAAGTACCTCCGGGAGAGGATGGAGAGTGTCGCTCCTGGGGCTACCATTGAGATCCCCGCCCAGCGGCTGCGCGACTACTTCACCCGCGGATCCAAAGCCCATGATGCCGAGTTCTACAACATGATGCAGGACATCGGCATCCCCGAGGGGCAGGCGCGGAACGCCGTGCTCAACGGGCTCACCATCGAGTTGCCGGCAACGAAGCTCGTCAAGGTGGCCGACAAGCCGTGGTGGGGCCAGCTCAAGCGGGCCTTGGACATCGATCCTTATGCGAGGGTGACGGCCGAGCACATGGGGCCTGCCAGGGCCAGAGTGTCTGAAGTGCGGGGCAAGCGTCTCGCCGAACCGGAGCCGCAGGTCATTCACCCCTTGCGCGACGAGGTGTTTCCCGAGGCCCCCCTGGCCCCGGAACGGGAACGCAGATGGACGCATCAGCCGCTTGAATCCATGCGGCAGTCCCTTGAGGAGCGCTCCCGCGTAGACCGCGGGTTCACCATGGCTGACGCCCCCTTCACGCTCAAGGGCGAGCCCTACTCCAAAGACTTCATCCTCAAGCAGCGGGCGCGACTCTCCCCGGAGCACCAGGCCAAACTCGACGAACTGATGCGCCGGCGCCGAATGGTGGAAGGCCCGGCCGGCCGCAGGCTCATCGAGGGGCCAGAGGCTGAGGCTGGGCGAAAACTTTCCGCCCAGGGGGCGGCTTACGAGGAGGGGTTGGCCGCATCTGTCGGCAGGGTACAGCCCAACGCAGCCGAGCGGCTCCAGATCAGCAGACTCATGGCCGCCGGGAAGAAAAAGGAGGCCGAGGCTCTCGCAAAGTGGATCGCTGGCGGCGGGGCCGCAAGGAAAGGGATCCAAGACAGGATCTCCGAAGAACAATTCGCTGAGGGCCAGCGAGAAGCCCTTGGCTCCCTGCCGGAAGTCTCCATCCCGACACCGCAGAAAGAGACGCTCAAGGTCGTTCAGAACATCCTGGCCAGAAAAGCGCCGGAGGTTTCACGGGAAACAACGCCTGCGCCTCCGGCCCCCCGCGGACTGACCGATGAGCAGAAGAAGGCCGCTCGGGAGAAGGGGAAAGAGGAGCACGCGGAGCGGTTGCGGCAGCAGGCTGACGAGATCCGGAAGAAGATCGAGGATCTCAAGACGAGGGCCCATGCCGTCGCCAGCAGCAATAGGGGAAAAAGGGCCGTACACGGCAAGGCGAACCTTACCAGGGCCCAGGAGAGGCATGTCCTTGAATCTGAGATGGCCAAGCGTCAACCGGAGATCAGCCGCCTGGAAGCCAAGCTCGGAAAGATTGAGCGCTTCCTGGAGGGAAGAGGGCAGAATGCCAGGCGTGGGTCCAGATACGAAGGCGACAATCTGAAGGACCTGATGGCGACTGCAGAGGCAGAGCAGGCGGGCCGGTGGGAAGCCATCCAGGGACTGATCAAGGCCGTTGAGGCAGCAAAGGGAGCAAAGAGGAACCGCCTGGCCGATGAGCTCGATGCTCTGCAGGATGTTTACAGGGCGACCTACAATGAAATAGCTGACGCCGGCGGCGACGCCAGGGCCATGCAGGAGAAGATCGAAGGTAGCAAGGGGCCTTCTGGGGAGAGAGGGATCCGGACCAAAAAAGTCCCCGCCTCTCCGATGCCGGAAAAGAAAGCGGGACCAGAGAGCAAAGAGGAAATCCGTCGGCAGGATGCCGCGGGCGGAAAGGTTATCGAAGATCCGCAGATCCCGGCCGGCGTTACCATTATTGAGAGAGGGAAAGGGGCAGAAGCATCCTACACGATCAAGTATCCGGTCATTGACAGCAAGGGAGAAAAATCGACGCTCATAGATTTTGAATACTCTCGAGACAAGGCTATCGAGAAAGCCATTGGCACGACAAAAGCACTGAAATCAAACAATCAATGGGCCGGTCCAGCGGAAACAAAAAAGCCCGAGATGGCTGATTTCGAGCGCACCAAGGTCGAACTCGAGGAGTGGGCCCGGACGTATTCCGGGTCTGTCAAGAAGGAATTCCCTGGGCTGCCCCAAGAGGTTGCCGATCATATCGGCGCCGGGATCGCATCCGACCGGATGAACCTTGGCTCCGACTACGTCACGGTCAAGGACCATTTCGTGGCTGTTTCTGCATACCTGGACAGAAGGGGCGTGCCGAGCGGTGAACGGCGCAAAGTCGCCCTCGAGCAGCTCCGCAAGGGCGTCAGCCTGGACACGGCGATTGATGTCGCCAAGGCGCCAGCGCCGGCCGCCAAGGCTAAAAAGCAGGCCGAGCAGAAGCCGGCGCGGAACTTCAGCCGTTCCGATCTTGACGATCTCGCCCAGAAAAAGCACGGCAAAAACTTTTCGGCCTTGACTCCGGCCGAAAAAAGAAGCCTGGCTGAGGACGGACCGATCATCTCCACGGAGATCTCCGAAAAGGAGGTCACCGATCTCGCCAAGAAGTACACGGTTGATAGAGATTGGGACGAAAGTCTGAGACTGAGCAGCGACAAGAGCGGACCGTATGCGTCAAATGGCCATTGGCTCATCATCGACGAGAAGATCGCGAAGAAACTGCGCGATGGCTATTGGCGCAGGCAGGAGCAGAAAGCCGCAAAATTCTTCCGCAAATGCGAGCCGGACAAGACAGATGACGAAATAGCCAAAATGGCGGGAGAGCATGTCGCGAAGGAGCGGAAAGAATACGACCCGCCGAATTATGCGGCTGTTTTGCCCAAGGAGCCAGGACGGGAGCTGCATTACGTCATGGCGAGAGTGGAGTCGCCGGCTTCGCAGCAGGCCGTCTTCGCCGATGCTGCTGGCAAGACAGTCGCGATCAATGCAGATTACCTCAAGTTAATCCGGAGCCATTTCCCGGACGCACGGGTCAGCCAAGTCGAAGACAGCAAAAACCAATTCAGCAAGCCCGTGCAATTCCGCGTCGATGGCGAGCTGAAGGCCATAGTGATGCCGTTGCGGGGGGATTTTGAGGTCCCTGGAGCCACCGCAAAAGCGGAAAAGTACGCAACCCGCACGCCCTGGACAGACCGGACCGCCAAGGCCGTAATCCACACCGGCTACAACAAGATGCGCGGCCACAAGGACTACGAGGCGGCCAAGAGCGGGGATCGCAAGGCGGCAGCGAACCTTGCCATGGACCTGATGAACGCCGAAAAGGTCCGGGCCCTGGCCATGGCCTATGCGGGCCGTAGCGTCGTGGTCTACCCCGTTAACGCGATCGAGGCCGGCGGCATCAACCAGATCCCCCTGGCCATGGCCGCCTATATCTCCGAATTGACGGGCTGGCCGGTGAATACGGATGTCATCCAAAAAAACATCGTGCATCATACCGGCGCCACGGCGATGGAGCGGCTGATGCGCCAGCCCGAATTCGGCGGGAAGGTCACCGGCGAGCTGGCCGTCATTGTGGATGATGTCACGACCACGGGATCCACCCTGGCCGGCCTGAAAGGATACCTGGAGAACAACGGCGCCACCGTCATCGGGATCCACGCCATGGCCCAGGGCACATTCGGCTCGAACCTGAAAATATCCCTTGACACCCTCGGCAAACTGAAGGAGAATTTCAAACATGATCTCCCAGCCGTCCTTGAAACTATCTACGGGGAAAAAGTCCCGCCCGAAGGCCTCACCGAGTCCGAAGCCAGGACGATCAACGCAAACAGAGACGTGCTTATTGAGCGAGCTCGAGCAGGAAAAGCTCCGTCAGCACCAGAGAGAGGCGCTGGCGGAGATGCGACAATACATGAAGAGTCCGCCGGACAAGCAACTCCTGTAAGCTACGTCCAGACCGAACTGCCCGGAATCATCGACCCGCTCGACAGGATCCTGAACGAGATCATCGGGATCATCGAGCGCAATCCGCTGCCGGACAGCATCGCCGAAAGCCAGGAAGCCGCGCACAAGGCTATCCGGGCCGCATTCCCTTCCGCAGAGATAGGCCCTGCCGAGCTCCTCCAAACGGAGAGGGGCCCGCGCTGGGCCTTCATGCTCACCATGCCCAACGGGACCAAGGTCCTGGTGGACTGGAAAAGCAAGATCATCATCAACCCCGTGGACTACAAGGCCGCAACCGGCAAAGATTTGCGGCCTGGCGTGGTGGCCGCCGCATCCTGGCGCCAAGTGGGCCCCCACGGGATCCTGACCTACACCGATCTCTCCTCCCCCGCCGATACGCACCACGAAGCATTCCATGCGGCTTGGGACCTCGTAATGACAGACGGGGAGCGAAAGCGCCTCGAGGAAGAATTCGGATCCGAGGAGGCCGCGGCAGAGGACTACGGCAACTGGGCGCACGAGCAGGCCGGGAAGCGAGAGAGGCGGGAACGCCAGACGTGGCTGCAGAACCTCTACCAGCGCATCCGCAATTTCTTCCAGCGCCTGAAGGAATTCTTCTTCCCCAGCTTCCGGACCGTCTACGACAAGGTCAGCTCTGGAAAGATCTGGGAACGGACCGCACGACGGGACGCCACCGAGGCCGGCAAGACGATCTTCCGCGATGCGGCAGACTACGCGATCAGAAACTTCAGCGGCGAAAAAGAGGTCAGCGTCCCTGCCATCACTGACGCCATTATGGCTTCAAGGCCCATCACCAAGGCCATGGCCCAGGAGTTCGTGCGCCAAGCCAGGCGCGCTGGCGTGTCAGAGGCAGGCATCCGCAAAGCCGTTGAAAAGTTCCAGCAATACAATGAGATCCGCAAGATCGGCAACTTTGCCCTTCTGCCGAAGATCGAACCGTCCCAGGTCGTCATCCGCGAGGGCGTGCTCAATACGCCGGCGGTCACCGGGATCCGCAGAGAAAGGCTTGACAAAATCCTTTATCCTGCTATAAGAGAGGGCAAGGCATCCGCAGAAACCGGGCGACTTATCGAGGGAGGGGTCGAGAGGACGGCCATTCCTGAAACCGCTCGCGGGCTAGAACCGCAAGTATTTCTGAATCTGCCGATAACTCAACCCGACCTCTCTCGACCTCGCCCGGCCAATCTCTCCTACCCGTTGATGGTAACGGGAAATCCCCATCTGACAAACTTCAAGCGCCCCGACCCGAGCTGGGACTCGGTCATCAGGGCCGTGCGGGTCAAGCCCGTGCTGAACGGATCCCCGGAGGTAACGAGGGCCGTTGCAAAGGCGATCAACTATGCCCGCGAGATCGGGGCGCACGTCCTGATCACGACGTACCGGGCAAAGCATCCATGGTCCCTGGCCCGCTTCACGAACTTCGTTCCTACTGACCCCAAGCATCCGGAATTCGGTGACTGGTGGATTGAAAACCCGCGTCCCCGCGGCGAAGACCCGCGCACCTGGATGGACTGGACGCCATGGGTTCCGCGCAAGCCGGATGCCATGGCCGCGCTGTTCCGGGCCAACGGATGGGATACGGCAAAGAACCTGTACGGGCCGAGCTCATACAATGTGCTGACCATCGTCAACAGCCGCAAAAAAGGGCTGCAGGGATTTAAAACGAGAGAAGAGGCCGAGGCCTACCTCTCGTCCCTTAAAGACGAGAAGGCGTTCATCGAGGAGCGCGGGGGCACCTGGTGGTGGCCGACGAGCCGGCAACTGGATGCGGCCGTGCTGGATCTCATCGAGCCCGGGCCCATCGAGTACTGCGACCTGTTCCATGAGGGATGCCCGAGCTGCCGAAACTGCCAGCATCTCACCTACCCGGACGCCGCCGGCGCCCCCATTGTTGGCGTCACCGACGAGCCGTTCTGCGAGATGGGATGCCCTCAGTGCTTCCTCAGGCTCGGCAACTCTGGAACGAGGGGGCGCAAGGGGATTTCGATGGCGCAAAACGCCAAGCAAAAGGGCTTCGGCAAGCCGGACCTGGGAGACTATTACCCCCAGACGATTCAGATTCTCCAGGGCGTGGCGCGTCCGAGCGGATCAGGCCTCGTAGACGTTTCGGCAAGCTTCCTGAAGAAAAGCCCCGTTGAGCAGGTTGAGCTGGCAACGTCGCTCCTGGTGAGCAGCGCCATCAAGCCCAAGGAGCACGTTACGATTGTTGACGAGGTGTTACGCGCCGCATCGGACGGGCTGCTGGAGCTGGATCCTCCGGCCAAGTATGCCACCCGCAAGCCGGCCGCAGAGGGGGCCCCGCTGTCCGGAACTTCGCTGCTCAGGGCCTGGAACCGGATCAAGCGCGGCATTACCGTCGCTCCCCAAAAGGACATATCTGTCATCGAGGAGCTGTGGCACAACCCGTGGTTTTTGTCGAAGAAACCGGGCGAGGAGGATCTGGCCCGTCTGGTCAGTATTGAGCTGGAGCGCAACAAGTCGAGAACAAAGGCCATTCACGAGGATCTCGAGGCCGTCAAGCCCGTGTTCGATCTCCGCGGCAAGAAGCTCGACCTCCTGATCGAGCTGATCTGGAAGCTCGACGGCAAGCAACTGCAGGGCGTGACGGCGTCCCGCTTCGTCTGGGGGAAAAATGCCGAGGGGCGTCCGGGAATCAGGGCGCTCAACCAGGAGCATTTCGACCAGATGAAGGCGGCCCTGGAAAAGACCAAATACAAGGACATCGCGGACGTATATGTCGCCCTGCGGAAAGGCCTTGACCGCTCTCTGGCCAAGGCATTCAACGCCCAGAGTCGCATGAAGGACATCGAGGACTCCGTGATCGAGCGTCTCCGGAAGTCCATCGGGCAGATTCCAAACTACTTTCCCCATGTCCGCTACGGAAACTGGTCCATCCGTGGCTATGATGCGGAGGGAAAGATTGTCTACCGCAGCCACTATTACGACACGCCCAAGGTAAGCACCAGGGGAGAAAGGCTCCTGGCGAAGATCAAGCCTCAGTACCCCGAGGCCGTAGAATGGAAGATTGCCCCTGTCACGAAACTTCCTGACGAAATCTACGATTACCCCATTCCCATCGAGGCCATGGAGCAGGTCATCTACGCCGCGGCCGAGAGGGTCGGGGATCCGGCCGCTCGACAGCTCTTTGAGAAGGCCATGCCAGAAGCCATTGCGGATGTCATCAAGTCCAGGGGATGGGGGGCCCACATGATCCGGCGCCGCGACATTCCCGGACACGAGAAGCGCGACATCAAGCGGATCCTGCACGAATACTTCGCGGGGCTCAACGGCTGGTTGACCAAGATGGAGGCATCCAGGAAGCACTCCGAGGTTCTCCGCGACCTGCGGGCCAAGAAGGAGCCGCGGCGCTGGAAGTACGCCTCGGACTATGTCCGGGACGCCCTGTCGAATGCGGATCGCCTGGACGCGGCGGCCGACACGCTTCGCACCGCGATCTACGTCAAGTATCTTGCCGGCGTCATCAAGAGCGGCGTCGTGAACCTGACGCAGAACGTGGTTGCCGCCGTCCCGCGCATGTCAATCGATGCCCGTTGGGCCGGCGCGATGTACCTCTCGGCAGCGCGGAAAGCTATTGTCGGGGCCATCACCAAGGGCAAGCGGCTCTCCGCAGACGAACTCAGGGTCGTTACTGAGCTCGTGCTCGAGGGCGTGGCATCGGACCAGTTCAACCAGGAGATCAAGGGGCGAATCGGTACCCGGATCGGCAACACGCTAAACCGGGCCGTTGATGTCCTGGGGCTGACCATGGCCCTGCCGGAGCGGTTCAACCGTATCTCCACTGGCCTCGCGGCGTACCGCATCGCCAAGGACGGCAAGATCGTGAACCCGGACACGCTGAAGCGGTACGGGATGGAAAAGGGGAAGCCCTGGCCCTACGAAAAGGCCAAGGCCTACGCCGAGGAGATCGTCAACGATACGCACTTCGTCATGGGCAAGGCAAACCTGCCGACCTGGGCCAGAGGGCCGAGCGTGGGCGCGAAGTTTGGACGATCTGCCTATGCTCTGCAGAGTTTTTCGCACCAATACCTGCAGTTGCTGGGATGGATGGCCAAGCAGAGACGAGGATACCGCGCCATCATGCGATCCCTGCTGGCCCTGCTGATCCTCGGGGGGATCTCGAGCCTGCCGTTCTTTGGCACAATAAGCCGGATCTCCAGGCGGATGCTCGGCCGGGATCCGGAAAGTGCTGCACGCGAGATGGTGCCGGAATCGACGGGAGCCAACCGGAACCTCTGGCGCGATCTCGTGGTGTATGGGGCACCGGCCGCATTGGGAGTGGATATCAGCGGGTCGCTCTCCATCGAGTTTCACAACCCGGATAACCCCGTTGCATCCCTGGTCGGCGTGCCATATTCGATACTCATCGACGATCCGGCCAAGGCCATTGAGGCGTACCAGTACGGGGATGCGTCCCGAGCCGTGGAGGCCATGGCACCGCGCTTCATCGCGAATGCGGTTGCGGCGGCACGGCTTTACGGGGAGGGCGCCTATACCATCAGCGGCCAGCCGCTGACGTTGCCCGGCGAATCGGAGGCCAGGAGAATATCCCTGCCGGAAGCCATTGGAAAGGCCGCAGGATTCCAGCCCCTGAGCAGCTCAAAGGCCTGGGACATCAACGAGAAGATCGAAGACCTTACGAAATTCGTGGCAGCCAAGAGGGCGAAGTGGGCAAGCCGATATGCCAACGCCCAGCGGGACGGCAACCAGAAGGAAATGGACGCTGTTCGCAATGAGGTCGAGGCCTGGAACGCCCGGGTCGTAACAGAAGGCCGTCCGCAACTCCAGGTAAACCTTGCCGGAGCCCTGCGCGAGCGGGGCCGCCCGAGGAGGCCTTCCAAGCCAATGAGGGGCCTAGCCAATGAACTGAAAGGACTGTACGAATAATGCCGCAACTGCCTGTACCGATTTCAGGGGAAACCGTAGAGGACATCGTCGCGAAGGTCAAGATCATCCTTACCGAGATGTTCGAGGATGGGATCGGGAGCGCCAAGATTGGTGACGTCTTCAGCTTCGGGTCCGACGATGTCCTGACGCTGAACATTTTGTATGGACTCGAGAAGGCGTCCGGATATCTCAACATCAAGCTCAGCCAAACCGGTGGGCTGCAAGTCGGATCCACTACAGGGATCTCGATCAAGCTGGCTACTAACTCAGGACTCCAGGTTGACATCAATGGGACGTCGATTCTTCTGGACACCGACCCGGGCCTCGTCCTTGGAACAGGTGGGCTCAAGGCGAAGGTGTACGCAGACCACGGGATCCTTCTGGACAGCAATGGCCTCAGCGTGAAGCTGAAGCCAAACTACGGGATCGCTGTAGATTCGGACGGCCTCAAGCTCAAACAACAAGCCCACGAGGCAGACGCATCCACGACCCATGACATCACGGACCCTGGAGACTCGCCGGCAAGCGCCGACGCCCTGCGCGACGATCTGGTGGCCAATACGATCCCGTCAATCGAATCGGCCCTCAATAGCCTGGGAACGA